ACAACAACGGCTACAGCTACTGTTAACCAAGTAAGGCGTAGTGATACGCGATCTGCATACAGAACGCTTACTATGGAGAATACGGGCCTTACGGATATTTTCTGGTTTATTACACAGATGTCCGCAAGACACATGAAAGAAGAGACGGCAATAAAAATGTTGGGAGAGGAAGGGGTTGTAAACTTTAATCCAGTACTTGATTACACATATAAACCTGTATCTGCTTCAATAGACGATGATTCTTCTAAACAAACCAAGATACAGAATTGGATACAAGTGTTGGGTTTTATATCTGGCGACCCAGAAAGACGCGATGCTGTTGATTATATATTGGGAGAATTAGCATCATTAATGGGCAAAGAGTTTGAAATGTTTAGCAATAAGTTCTTGGCGAATACAGAAGCACCACCTCCGGTTGGGGAAGGTGAGAATGTCCAGCCAGAAGAAGCTGCTGGGGTAGTGCCAAGTAATCAATCCGGGATGATGCAGTCACCGGAAGAAATGCAGACAAGGGAGGCGGCTAATGCAATATAATTCAGGTGTTTATGGTAAAAAGCCGATAATAGATATAGTTGAAGAAACTACTATCAGGAATCTTAGTGAAACTACTGAATTTATGGAAGCACTTAATACTAAGACAGGGCAGGTATTATTTAAAGATCTTATGTTGTTATTGGATGAGAAGTTTAAATTGATATATAATGAAAATTCCAATGAACAGGACAGGGCAATATTCTCGGCATGCAAACATATAGCCAAAAGATGGAATAGTTTAATAGAGAAACACAGCAAAAATGTAGGTATGCTAGAGAGGGTACGTGGCGCAAAGAATAAGAAGAAGTTGGAATAATAATTTTTAAAGGAGAAAAAGATGGTTGATGAACTTGATGGACTTAACGATAGTGATAGTGTCGTTGACGAACCAGCAACGGAGTCTGGTGAAGACAAATTGGCTAGATTGGAAACGGAGAATAAAGGTCTTAGAGATGGTAATAGCAAATTAGGTAGAGAGTTTAAGTCTTATAGGGGGGAGCAAGATGATAGATATAATGAATTACTTGATAAGATTTCTGAGCTTTCCAGTCGCCCTGCAGTTACAGGGGAATCTGATAATTATTATAATGATCTTGATGATCCTACTTATGAAGACGATGATGTAAAGCGGCTTAGAAAGATTGCAAGAGAAGAGGCTAAAAAGGATAGAGAGGAATCATTTGCTGCAAATACCAAGGCAAAAGATAAATATGTAGACGATTATTCTAGAACAATTCAAAAACTTGGAATCAATGAAAATGATGCTGTCTATGAATCTATCTTAACCGAACTTGAAGGGCTTCCCGGGTATTCGAATAATGGGGTATCGGATGCTGAAAGAAACTATGAAAAGGCTGAAAGGAATTATTATAGAAATATGTATAAATCGCCTAGAGCCACAACGGCATTCAAGGGAACTTCACCCTCTGGTAAAGTAGGTGGTTCTAGTACGATAGAATACAAAGAGGGTTCTGATGCCGAGATAAGTGCTGCACTGCAAGATGAGCACGTGCAGACATATATGAAGCGCAGAGGAAAAGATTTAGAATTTGTAAAGAAGGCAATGGCTAATAAATCGCCAATGTCTGGAACAGCGAAATTATAATGGGTAGATTAAGAAGGCGACAACCAAACGCACGGAAACCAAGAATACCACATGACAGTCGTACGATTCCTGTATGCGATGAGACTGATCAGGGTAATGGTACTTGGTATAACTGCTGGTGGTGCGGCTTCCCGAATAGTGATCAACGAAGTGCATTGGGCGATGAATCCACTCCTAATGGAGTTACGCATGCTAAATATGCCGCATCAGCACTCGGAGCTGAACCCGGAATACGAGGAGCTACCAAGTCAACAAGTAGTAGTGGTAGTGAATATCGTGAAGGGGGTTCACCATCCGCGAATTTAATGCTGGGCGGTATAACTATCAAGCAAAAAACTCCAGTAATAAGGTCTGATTCTGACGGAAATCCAATTACTGTTCTTCATTATTACACAGCATCTGCTGATAGTGGGTGCTCATTCTGCGGCAGTATGAACTGGCGTGGAGATTTTTAATTTTTTTAACTCCCTGATTAGAACGAAGAATACCAGCAACAAGGGATTTTTGGAGGAAGAATTATGGAAGTTGTAGATTTAAAAGACGAACAGTGTTCATGGTTTCCGATTTCCGGAAGTGCAGATACGGTTTATGTTGGTCAATTAGTTAAATGGGGACATGATGGCGGTGTTGCCCCTGCTGGTCAGGCTAGTGGTGCTCTTGATACTACTGGTGAAGCTGTATTGGCTGGTATTATAGTTGGTGTGAATGATATTACGCAGACTAATGATACTACTTATAGTACAGTATCAATTTCTGGTCTTACAGATAATTCTGATACACAGGCAACACAAAAAGCCAGATCTTATTTTGGTGCAGGAGGTATGTGGAGCAAGGGCGATCCCCAACCTATGGTTGAGGTTGCTATGATTGATTCCGGTACTAGAATTAAAGCACCTATATATAGTGGTTCATTTGGGGCAGCACTTACTGTGCAGACAGTTACAACTGGATCAACTACTGGATTAGGGTTTACTGCAAATGCAGGTGATATGACAGGTATAGCTAATAACTGTACGTCTTATTGTCGTACCGGTGCTAATGCGGGATTGTACAGAGTATCTGATGATACAAGTACTACTACATTAACCTTTGATCATTCATGGCCTGAAGATATTGCTATTGGCGATACATTTGCTAGAATTGGTCTCGCTACTGGATATTGTACTATGCAGACCGGCAGTGAAAGTATTTATATTGAAAACGATGATGCGTCCGCTACTAATGGTTGGGGCGTTATATGCGAACATCTCGATGCTAGAGAAGCTAGTAAAGAGTTCGCAGTTTTCAGATTTATACCAAAGCATTTCGGAACACCGATAGCAGCGTAATAGTATAGTATTTTAGTATTGAATTAATAGTTTAGATTAGAAGGAGAGATTAACAATGGCTAATCCTTTGACCTCGCCAGCATTTGTAAAAATGTTACAAGAGGACTTACGTCAGGTTGATGAGGATTCAAAGAAGTATAATGATCTTCATAGTAAAAAGGAGCAGATATTTGATATTATTACCGACTCTACCAGAGCATGGGAAGAGTGGACATCTGTATCAGCTCTTACTGACATACCGCAGTTCAACGGTAGGTTGACAACCCTTGGTATTACACCGGGATATTCAACTAAAATTGAACCTGCTGAGTACGCTGGTAAAACAATGGCGAGCAGAAAATTGTTTGATGATTTACAGTACGACATCTTGATGGATTTAGCTGCGCAATTGAAAAACTCCGCTTACAGGGTTAGGGATAAAAATGCTGTTAAGATTTTTGCTAACGCAACATCTGCAGCATTTGATTTTATGCCTAGTCAGGAAGAGGGTTTGGCTCTTGCTAGTAACAGCCATACAACTAAGGTTCCCGGAGTTTCCACTTCTAGTGGATTTGATAATCTTGGAACATCTGCGTTGAATGCTGTTTCTGTTGCAGCTACAAGAATTTTGATGAGGAAGTTTAGAGCGGCTAATGGTGAAAGAATTGACATGGGCGATAGTTATTGCCTGTTAGTTCCTGATGACCTGTTCTTTAAGGCATCAGAAATCAATAAGACGGTTCTCGAAGTTGATAGTGCGAATAACAACGTGAATATGCAAAAAGGTTTATATGGTATTATAAACTGGTTGCGTCTTAGCGACACAAGTACTACTAGTTGGGGTATGCTGGATACAACTACTATGAAGAAAAACTTCAAGTGGATACAGCGTGCCGATGCGGAAACAAATAACACAATTGATTTCGACACGTTTTCGCTTCAAAATTCTGTATATGAAAGACATGCTGGTGGCTTTATTGACTGGAGAAGTTATTTCCACAATAACGTTACATAAGCATATTAATGGATATATGCTCCCCTTTTGGGGAGCATGTGTCTCTTTGCGTTAACGGGTAAGCCGTGGTTTGATTCCACGGGGCAGCGATGTTCCTGATTCTTAAGGAGAGTAATATGGGTTTTACTAATTTCCCAAACGGAGTTACAAGTTTTGGAGTTCCTCTGTTTGGCAGTTCGGGCAGTGGTATAGTTACTGGTAATGTATTTTTTGTTGATAGTGGCCATGATCTGGCTGCAGACGCAGGAAATGCCGGCCAGAGAAACCAGCCATTTGCCACTGTAGATTTCGCAGTTGGGCAGTGTACTGCAAATAACGGTGATGTGATATATGTACTACCGGGACATGCAGAAACTTTATCGGCGGCTGATGCTATTGATATAGACGTGGCTAGTGTTAGTGTTATAGGTATTGGTAACGGAACAGATAGACCGACTTTTACTTATGATAATGCAGCCGGTGAAATAGTAATCGGTGCAGATAATGTACTGGTTGAAAACATCGTATGTAATGCTAGTGTTACTACTGTACTAATTGGTATTTCTATTGAAGATGGTGTTGATTATGCTACAATCCGTAATTGTCAATTTGGTGTTGATGCTACAGGTACTGACGAGTTTAATGCAACAATACATATTGCCAATAACAACACAGGTACTGTTATTGAGAACTGTATAATTGACAATGGAATAGGCGCAGCTGTTGCAGGTATTCATATGGATGCTGATACGGCAATGACAACTATTAGGGGCAATATTATACGCGGAGATTATTCTACTGCTAATATTGTAGGTGATACGACATTATCAACAAATGTATTGATTCAAGGGAATATTCTCGAGAATGGCATTGGTGGTAATTTGAATGCACAACCTGGAATAGAGTTGCTTACAGCAACTACTGGAACTATAGCCAATAATTATATTGTATGTGACCTTTCTACTAAGGCTGCATCTGTAGTTGCTGATACATGTTTGTTATTTGAGAATTATTACAATGAGGATATTAGTGGAGCTGCTACTGGTGGTATTATAGGTACTGCATCTGCTGATGATTAATAAGTAAGAAGTTTTTAATTCTAATGATTGGGCTGGGGCAGGGGTAACCTTGTCCCACCATCATTCATTACTATTTAGAGGAGAAGCTGGATGGTTATAAAGAAAACAAAGAAGAAACAGGCAGTAAAGAAAGAAGTTGAGGAAAAGATAGTTAAGGACAGTACAGAGAAACCGGGTATATTGGTGGACGAGTCTGAACTGGCAGAGCTTAAGAAGTATAAGGCTATTGTAGAAGAAGCCAATGCAAGGGTAGCACCGGCCGGTAAAGTCGTAGATGATGGTTATAAATATTTTGCTGACTTTGATAAGGGAAGTTCTGTACCTGCATGGGCATTACCAAGGCAAACCGAAACATTAGAGAGCGAAGTAAATAGAATTAGTAGTATGTTAAAAAAGAAAGAGGTTCCGATAGAAGAGATTCCTTATGCTGAAGCTGATCATAAACGAAGATCGGAACGGTTAGAACAGATTAAGAATTCTAAGCCGAAACTAACCGGTTTACAAAGAGATGAATTAAAAAAGAAGAGAGACAAGCTTGCTGATGAAATAACAAGAAGTAAGTTTACAAAGTTGGAAATGGAAAAGGGACTGGCTGATCCTCATGACGAAGCATTTAGAATGTCTGAGCCATGTATTAATATGGACACAGAAGAAGCTAGGCGTATGGGTATTTCGGTTTCTGCAAATGGCAAGGTAAGTCGCAGTGTTGCGGAGAATGCATGGAAAATGATGTCTACATTACTTGAAGACACCCCTGCTAATCCCAATTCAGAAATGTTAAGAAATGACACTGGCAAGTCTAAGCGCAATATGATCACTGTTCCGGAAGGTTTTGATTATAATAAATTAGAAAAGAAAAAAGAGTTGGTTGGATAAAAGAAGAGAGGCAAAATGGACGGACAAGAGATGAAATATCGAGTGCAATTACTCCTCGATGAAGAAACTGGTGGCGACTTTCTGGATGAAAAAACAGTATATGATTTTCTGAACGAAGGTGCGCTGGAAGTTGCAAGGTTGACTAGTGCGCTAACAACCACACAGTCAATTACTACGGTAGCAGACCAGACTGGCTATACACTTAATGCTAATTACCTAAAAATGTATTTAAAAGATAGAAGTGGATACTTCTTTGTTAAATATAATGATGGTACGAATAATACATTTATCAAGTGGGTTCCGTACGAAGATATCATTATTAGTGACGATACTACTTCTGTTCTTATACCTACTAGGTTTAGTATTACTGACGACCCGACACTAGATAGTCAGGAGGCTGGTACGGCAACAGGTTCTGGTTCATTGGGTGCTAGTAGCGGCGAAGCCACATTAACGGATAGTGCAGCCGATTTTAGTGATGTAAGCGCAGGTGATATCGTACACAATACCACAGATAGTTCTAGTGGTGTCGTTGTTTCTAAGACTTCATCTACCGTACTTGTAACTGCACTCTTTCCCAACGATCCTAGTGCAAGTGTTGATAAGGATTGGGATAGTTCTGATGCTTACGTGATACAACCACAGGGAAGGTTTAGACTAGTTCTAGACCCTCCCCCAAGTACGTCAGGTCATACGATAACGTTTTATTATGCAAGTAAGCCGGCCCCTGTGTGGTCAGCGTTTAGAACATTTAGGTATCCACCGCATTTAAGTTTAGCAACAATTAAATATGCGGTATGGTTATTGAAGTACAGGGATAGGGAACCTAGTTTTGGTGATAAATTATATTTGTCTGCCGATAATATATTGCGTAGAGGCAAGGTTGATATGGACAGGGCACTTAATCGAAATAGAATACGGGTTAATATGAAGGTTAGGAACTAATTCTCTTATGGCTATACCAAGAAGAAAAAGAGGAAGTATAGATAAAGAGTTGGAACCATTTCAGTTTGGACTGGATGGTAAACTGGTTACATCTGTTGATCCTACTCGTATCCTTACAGTATCTGATAGCGGTGAAATGAGGCAAGATAATTTTAAAAGCCTAAAGAATATTCGTTATACCGATAACGGTATACGCGGTGTTAGGGGGATGACCAAGATTAATTCTACGGCATTATCTAGTCATCCTAAAGTTAGAAATATACATCACTTTTCAAAGTCACAACCTGCTGAAAGTCATGTGCTTGTACATGCTTTCAATAGTGGACTTACACAATCTAAAGTGTTCAAGAATGATACTGCTATACCGAATACTGGTGATTTTAGCGGTACAGCATTACATACCGATGCTTCGGGGTCGGGTAAGGGTAGATTTGAAAATGCACAGTTGGGTAGGATGTTATATTGTAATGGTGTAGAGACTATGGTATGGGGCGGTGATGAATCTAGGTTGTCAAAGTTTGTTATTTTTGATCCCAATGGTACATTTCTTTATGATTATACGGAAAAAGTACAGAACACACTTACTGACGCTGATAATGTAGCTACGCTGAAACGCGTATCTGGTGTGGGTAGTGAAACTAAATTGTTATTACATTGTGATGGGAGCGATGCTTCGACTACGATAACGGATAATTCTCCGGTATCACCACATACAGTAACAGCCGTTGGTAATGCTCAGATAGATACTGCGATTAAAAAGTTTGGAACTGGAGGGCTCTTGCTGGACGGAACTGGGGACTGGGCTACGATCCCTGATGATTCTGATTTTGTATTAAGTGGGGGAGTTTGGACATTTGAATGCTGGGCTAAAGTTAGCCTTGCTGCTGATAGTGGATTATATGCGCAAGCCAAAAGTAGTGCTACACAGGATTATATGTGGATATATATAGATACAGATGGTGCTGTTAATCTCGTTATCAATGAAGCTACTGATGCAGCAACAGGTACGGTAACTTTAGATACAGGTGCATCTGGTTCGGTTGATGGCATTACAGTAAATAGTGTTCAGGTGATGTCGGGAGCGGAATCATTTGATACAGATTTAAACACCACAGCAACTGCAGTGGCTGCTAATATAACATCACATACGAGTAGTCCTAATTATACCGCTGCAGCTGTTGGTGCTACAATCACTATAACGTCTGTTATAAAGGGTGCTGATGTTAATGGATTTGCTGTAGCAAGTTCATGTACTACTATTACAAGTACAGATGTTAATATGGCTAGTGGTGCCTCGAGTAATGAGGTTTTATTATCGACTCCCGATAGTGTAATTACTGCTAGTACATTTGCTCATATACGTGTAGTTGAAAATTCTAATAACTTTTATATATTTGTCAATGGTATACAAAAAGCCTTTACTAATAATACCAACAGAACAGAAGGTGCTATAGCATATAATTCTACAATATTTATAGGGGCTGTACATGACGGAACCGCAACCTCGAAACCGCTTAATGGAACATTGGATGAAATTAGATTAACAAATAGTGCATTATCAGTAACAAACTTTGATGTGCCGGCAGCTGCTTATACGGCTGCAACAACAAATGTTAATATGAGGGTTGGTAATATATTACCAATAGAGGGGGTAAGGTTTACGATATCTAATGCCAATACTTCAGCCGGAACATTAAGTGTGTATTACTTTAGTTCGACAGGAGAGTGGACGGCCGTGACTAATTTAACTGATAATACTGCTTCTGCCGGTGTGCCACTGGCGCAAACAGGTACTGTAACATTTGATTCTACTGCGGGTGTGGCTATACAACATGTTATAGATGGTATACTGGGTTATTGGTATAAAATAGAAATTACAAATGCTGATACTGCAACGGCTATATCTAGTGTTACAGTAAAAGAACCGTTTCAAGATATACAGGATTTTTGGGACGGTGATTTTAGGACAGTTGCTTCAGTACAGTTATTTGAAGATGATATAGAAAAAGATAATACCGTTAATGTTTTTAAGGATGACTATCTATTTGATGAAGTTACTGACGGTGATATGTCAAGTTATATGATCATGTCTTCACTCACTGCTACTGCTGAATATTTGATGATAGGGTTCTTAGAAAGACAACAGGGTATGAGAATCAAAATGATACCCAATCGCGCAAATCAATCTACTTCTGCTACAGGTAAGGTGGCTTTTGGTGATGATGTTGCTGTAAATGATACAATAACAGGTATTACCGTGAATAGTGTCGAAATAATGTCTGGAACAGTAACTGCTGGATCAGGAAGCAGTACGCTTCTTGCCACAGATGTGGCAGCAAGTATTAATAATAAGACATCGATTCCTAATTATACAGCCGAAGAAGAAGATGCATCAGTTATTATTACATCTGTTACAACAGGGACCAGTGTTAATGGGTTTACTGTTACAAGCTCCGGCTCTGGTATTACTACAACTGATACTAATATGGCTAATGCCAGAGATATCACAGCGGTTCTTACAGTTAGTTATTGGAATGGAGCTGAGTGGATAAGTGTTGGTTCTATACAAGATGGTACTATAAGTAATAACTCTTCATTTGGTAAATCTGGATTTATAACATGGGGTCCTCTAGGTGAGAATGTGGAATTTAGGAGAGAGGTTAGCAAAGAAGAGCCATTTTATTACTATAAACTAGAATGGAGTGAAAACTTTGCCGATGATGTATTGTGTTATTTTGTTAGTGGAATACCAGTACAAAAACAGATAGAGAAATACAATTTTGCATTAAATGCCCAGAACAGGACGTGGTTGTTTTCAAATCAATCAGATACAAAGAATACAGCGAGGGTTTCAGCCCTAGGAACTTTGAATGCCTTTAATGGTATAGATTCTAAAACGTTTAGGTTTGGAGATGAGACTGAAGTACTTGCTGCTGTTGAGATATTTACTAAACTAACTACTGGCGGTGAAAGCGATATATTGATTGCTAAAAATAATTCTATGTTTTTATTAACCGGAACCAATCCGGATAGTTGGACTGTTACACAGATTAGTGATGATGTTGGTTGTCCTGCACCATATACATTTAAAGCCAGTCCAATAGGTTTAGAATTTGCACAACTACAAAGTAAACAAGTAGTTGTATGGCAATCTGAAAATGGTATTATGTTATATGATTCTACGGCTATATTTCCAATATCAGATACTATAAGTAATTATTTTGACCAGTCCAAGAGTGAGTCTATTAATTTAGATAAGATAGCTGAGAGTTATGGATTCTGGGATAATTCAAGCGGTGTTTATGAATATCACTGGTTGTTTGCTTCTGGTAATTCTGCGACCATAAATAAAGAATTGGTATTTGATTTACGAAGACAGAAATGGTGGGAAGCTGATAGAGAAAGTGCTAATTTATTACAATGTGGTACTAAGGTTATTGATACTAATGGTGCTCACTATAACTATGCAATGATAGATTCCGGATATATGGAGAGATTAGAGAATGGCACGGCATGGACAGGCGATGGCAGTGCAATTGCTTATGAGTTTGAGTTGGGTGATTTATTATTTGATGGTAATTTAGGGGTGGAAACATTGATTCGGTATATTAGGTTGGTTATGAAAACAAAGTCTTCTACACCTAATTCGGTAACCATTGCTCATTATGGAGATACAAATCAAACGCCTAAAACGATAACTTTATCACCAGCTAAATCAGGATATGACGCAACAATGCCAATACATAGTATTGCAGGTTCTCAATGGGGACGGTCAGTATTTCATAGATTGAAGTTTACTATAAGTACAAACAATGAAACAATAGGATTTGAACCATTGTGGGTTAGTGGATTTTATGAAGAAGAAAGATTGAGGTTGAAAGATTAAAAATGGCGACAGCACCCGGTTCATTTGAAGGATTAGGAGGAAATCCTAACTTAGTTCCCTCAACATCTGGAACAACAACTATAAATATGGGCGGCATTAGTCCTTGGACTGGCCCTCTGATGGTTTTAGGCGCAACACAAGGGCTTGGGCCGTGGCAGGGAATCTCCGACTTTCTGGGTAGTACTTTTAATTCCTCATCAAAATTACGGAGACACGCGGAAGCATCGGCTCCCATAAATACCTTGTCTGGGTCTATCAATACATTTTTAAATGAACATGGACTTGGCTCATATAAAACAACAGGTAAGATGTCATCACTCCAGGGAACTCCCGCTACTAAACGTCGAAAGAAGTTAAATGAAATTATACAAGCCGTTAAGAATAAGTATCCAGGTTATACACAATGGCAGTATGCTGAGATGCTTAAGCGAAACAATACGGACCGCTTCATGCCTCGTATATCAATAGATGATGCCAGGGAGGCACGTAAACAGGAAATGCTTAATCCCGAAACAGATCCTTTGTGGACTACACCAGAACAAATGAAAAAGAAACATGGCAAGGGGTTAATGAATGCTCAGGTGAGAAACCAACAATTACTTGCAGGTGCTGCACTTCATAAGGAATATTGGAGTCAAGAAAACTATAATTACCGCCCAAAGGAACTGAGAGCGGGAAAATCGACACTCAAATTTAAGTTTGGAGGCAGACGAACGGATATGACGATGGAGGGTTTCTTTAAAAATCTTAACGAAGCCATTGATAATAATACTTTTCTGCCGGCAGTAGGAGCAACACAGGAACAACCGCCAGCACAGGAACAACCAACACGGGAACAGTCATTAGCAAAAAATGCATTTAAAGGTATTGGTATTGGCTCTGCTATTGTTAGAAACGTATTTAATCCAAAACGATTACCAAGACCAGATCTTGGTTTTGGACAGAAATTATTTTCACGACAATATTAGGGATACAAAAAAAAAGGGGGAAGTAATATGGCGCAAAAATATACGACTTTACAAGGTGAATCAATAGATAGACTTAAGAAAGGGGAGGGGCAGCATATTTTCGGTACTCAGGTAGGTTCTGCTTACGATCCAGATTTTATGAACTATTTAAATTTAGCGCAGAGAGGGACGGAAAAAGCGCGCCTAACGGATGATAAGTTGAAGTTTAGCATTGCGCAGAAGCAGCAAGAACTGGAGAGGGCTAAATTGGAAGAAATAGAAAGATCCAATCTAGTAACAGAACAAAGGCTTGCAAAATTAGATCAGGAAAAGGCTTCGCGAGCACTAGTAAAACAACAAGAAGATTACAAAACAGCACACCAAGAAAGAAAAACGGAGAGCGCAGAGAGAACACAGAATTGGGTATCAACGATTTCTTCTTCAATTGGAACCATTCTGGGAACGAGGTCTGATGAGCGATTAAAAGATATTAAAGGTAATTTTGTTAAAGGACTTAATGCAATACTTGGTTTGAAACCCATTAATTTCACTTGGAAAAAAGAAACTGGTATGGAATCCGAATCTATTAATTCCGGATTTTCTGCTCAACAGGTAAGGGAATTTATTCCCGAAGCAGTTAAGGAAGATGATGAAGGGATATTGTCTATTGCTGACAGAACGATTATAGCAACTTTAGTCAATGCAGTAAAAGAGTTGAACGATAAAGTAACGGAATTACAGAAAACACAATGAATAAATCTGATTACAGGGTAAATAGGATTGACAATAACAGTTTTTCTAATATTAATTATATTGGCTATATTGATGGTGAAGAAGCTGGTATGGTTACCGGATATAGTTGTGGTGAAGATACTATTGATATACGTTACTCGCTTCTTAAGGAACAGTTTAGGGGAGCTAAAATGGTTAGGGCCTTTAGGGAAATAATTGATGCAATACAAAAGGATTTCCCTAATATATTAATCAGAATACATGATCAGAATAATAGGTCAATTCAAATAGCATTGAGTCACGACTTTCATATTACAGGTGTATCACTTTATGGTGGTGAGGTTGTTGTTGAATTATTAAAAACAAAAGGAGAAATATAATGGGTGTACTTGGAGATATAGGAAAGAAAGTACAAGAAATAGGGTCAGAGGCTTATAGGAGAATGAAAGCTGACGAGCCACTTTTTGGAGAAGCTATTTCAAATGCTGGTAAAACATTTACGGATCTTGGTACTATATGGGATCCAGATGGAGGTCCGGCAGCATACAGCAAACTGAAGGACGAACGGGAATTATCGAATGCATTACAAAACGAATCTTTGGCAAAGACACGGAAGCTCAATGCAGAGGCAGCAGCATTTGAAGAATCACAAGTAGATTTTGGTGAGTTTTTTAATCAAGTTAGGGATGGAGGTGGGGGGTGGAATAATGATGTCGTTACAGATCTCGAGGAAGCTACCAAAAAGCTACTGCCGTTAGCAGACCTAAACGGGAATAATATTACCACTCAAGCGGAATGGGCAAAGGCTCTCCGAGATGGCATTGTTCCTGTAAAAAAGATTAGTAAGGTTTTGGATATAGCAATAGCTAATTCAGAACCTCTGCTGAATGAGGCACGGGCCAATGGCTCTCAGCTTCTTAATGAGTTAAATTCTACTGGTGGAAATCAAGTTACCCGCGAAATGTTTATGAAGAACCCGAGTCTAGCACGTACTAGTCCTAAACATAGAAAGGCATATGAAGCCATTATGAGATCTAACCAACTTGGGAACCAAATGAACGGGTTCCATACCACAAAGACAGAGTTGGCGAACATTGCAAAAAACCTAGAATATGGCCAGACTCAGAACTATGCCATTAATAAGTTTCTTGACACACCAGGTGTTAAGGAGG